GCCCATCATCCCCATGCCCATAGAAGGAGGCTGATTGAATATATCAATGTTACCCATAGGATTTCCCATAGGCATAGGTGGGGATGACCCCATCGGAGGAGGTGGTGGGATCATATTCGTTTGTGGTATGGATTTTAAAAAGTTATTGAAACCACCCCTGCTTTCAGCAGTTGTCGTAAAACTTACCTGTGGAGGCTGTGGAGGAACAGGTGGTGTACCCATATTCCCGCCCATAGGACCATTAACCATGTTAAATCTCCGCAAAAAACTAGTTTATGCCAAGATACTATACGATTAATTTATTTTTGACAATAGAAAGCCCATTTCCTTTTCACATTGCGTAAATATCCTCGCAATAGTTGGATCGTTATCATTGGAATTGTGACCTTTGGTTTTGGCAGCTCTCATAAGAGCCTCAATCCTGTCCACATCCCATTTTGTCAACGGTTCTTCGTGCTGTTTGATGTCATCATGCAATTTATCCATCTTATCTAGGTTCTTACACAAATATTTCGCTGATAAAACCACTGATATAGGAACTTGCTTCGTTCCATGCTCATAATGATTCCACATCCTGTGACTTAATCCTAATTTCTTAGCCATTACAACTTGGCTTAGTCCTAATGTGCCACGATAATTAAACATCTCTTTCTTATCAACCTTCGCATAGCTCTCTTCGTTACGTTTCATTGGCTTATTTCCTTTAATACTTTGTGTTTTAATAAATCTTGCGTAAATTCATCTACATTTCCAAATCTAATCGGCTTGTTAACCTGATCGCAAACATTAGAAGCAAATATAGATAGCAACCCATTCGTTTCTTCTCCCTCACATCTCATTATCGTCTTCATAACCTCAACGACACCAGATGGATCGGCAGACTCAAAATCCCTGAGACCTGCGTAGTCTAGTACATATCTAGGCATATTGCCCTCCTTATACACAATATGTAGCAATCACTACTAAAAAGTGCAAGATTTTTTTTATAAAATTTTTTTTGGGTCGTGTTTTAAAAATGATGGGGGTTGTATCAGGGGAACTTGGTGTAGAAGATTTTGCTGGAAAAATATATAAATTTGGTGGTATGGTGGGGCTATAGGCCCCGTTTTAATCCAGCAAAATCAAAGACTTAGAACAATTGTATGATCTAATATATTAATTACAATTGTTCGATGTCATCAATAAATTTTAGACAAAAAAATAGACCTCATAAAATTAATTATGAGGTCTATAATTTAACCTATATTCTAAAAGGTTTTAAGTTTGATTTATAATAACTATCTAATCCAAGTAATAAATCAGTACCGCCATTGCTGGAGAATGCAACACCGTCGGAGCCATTGTTTACTTGTAATGGTATTTCATAACCGTTTAGATCGTAACGGCCTTGAGAAGCACTGTAACGGTGATTATAGTGTTGTTGATTATGAGTGATCAATATATCTCTACCAAATTCTCTTTCAAGACGTGGCCTAATTTGTTCACTTATCATTGACCGCACACGTTGTGCGGTTTGTATACCGCTTGCATCCATGATCTCTTGAGTTGTTGCACCGCCAACACGTCTCATAACTTGATAGGCTAAAGACTGTCTCGTATACTCACTACGACCAATGTAAGGCGGTGTATTTTGGACCGCTTGTATTTGACTATGGCGGTTTATAATACTGTGCTTTTGCATGTTGGATAAAAACATCATGTAAGGCCAAATTTTATCAATTTCTAAAGTACCACCGTGAGACCTAAATTCTACGGTTTCGTAATCATCCCAATGATTAGCATTAATTGCGGAAAACTTACCATTTGGTGAGATTACACGTTTTAGTTTGTGCCAAGTACATTCAGTATTTTTTATCATGTTATGATCTAAAGGTTTCTTGCAAAAATAACCGTTTTTTTGGCCTGCGCTTCGCATTGCATTATTAGCATAACCGCCGTCGTCAATTCTAGACGGTGCAAGAAATGAATTATATTGAGATATATTTTTGCTTACTCTATATCCAACGTCTTTTAATATTTCTAAAGGTATTGCTTCACCAAAATAATCTACGTTATTTCTAGACGGTAACGCTTGATTTGTTCTTTCAGTGTGAGCAATTGATTTGTCATGAAATTCATTTGGATCGATTGTTATTGGCCGTCTTGATAAATGTATATGAACTGAACAAGTCCAATTTACTGTTGCGGCCTTGGCGGTCAATTGTTCTAGAACCGCTTTTAAATAATTATAAGATTTTTGAGAATTTGAAAGTATTGGCAAGCGGCCCTCACCGTCTACTCTTGAACCGTCGTAAACATATTGAAGCCCAACAATTTTATCAAGGCCAAGTGAATTGTTATGGCGGTTCATTGCACCAAATCCAACGGTATTAAATTCAGGCTCTACACCAAATGCAAAATTTTGGTTATCAAATATATTTCTGTCAGTGTTTAATGTATTAAATGTCATTATCTTTTTTCCTTTGTTTGTATTGTTTAAGTTTGGTTTTTAGACGAAATTGTTCGCCTGCATCTTATTTGGTTATTAAGGTAATGATTACAATACCTGGAAAAAATTAAATTGCTAAGTCCTTGTTTTTACTAAGGAACTTTTTTTGCTTTACCTCTTGACAATATTGGTTAACAAGTTAATTAAATTTTCATTAGGAGTATATAGGGGGGAGGATCTAGAAAGTGGTTTAGGCAGCGGTCGGAATCCCCGATCCCCGATCAGCGTCCAGCCCGATCCGAACAATTGTCCGATTGTCTTCCAGAAAAAGCCCAGCACGCTTTTCTCGGCTGGACTTTTTCACAGGTTGGGAAGCGAACAATTTACCTCCATGACCTTCCGCCTCTTCTAGTTTGTATGACTCTGCCGCTATCTTTCTCGTAATCAAACGCTTCCAGCACTGCGCTTATTAATTGTTCGGTGTCTAGCTGGAAGTCAGCGTAGCCTTCTTTGATTGCGTTGAAGTAACTTTTGTTCGGAACGGCCTGTCCTCCGTAGTTCATTATGTAAACAAGTCCTTGACTGAATCCCATGTACGAAAGGTCTATATATTCTTTCCTGTAAAGATTCGGATAACCCTCATAAACATCAAGTTTTCTTTCGTCTTGCATGGATATCTTCCACAGTCCTACTGGAACGGAATCATGCTCTGATGGAACAATACTGGCCACGTTATTAAAGACTAGTTTGTAACCCAGTAAGTTTGTACTCCCAACTGGAATCGCATCAGGCGACCTTACCGCCATGTTTTTCTTATTCAGGTTTGCACCATAAGCTATGTATATTGCCATTTGTATCTCCTTTGGCTGATTAATAACCTTATTATATGTAATGATTGCACACATGTCAACAGCTAAATAAACTTTTTGTTCCTGGTACGCCAGGCGTTACAACTGGAACAATTGTTCGGTTTCAGGTTTGACAGCAAGTTATTGACAGCAGGGGGGAGGGGGGAGACAATTGTTCGAGCTGGAAGCAAAAAAAACGGAGGCCGCAGCCCCCGTTCCCCGATCCCCGAACAATTTTATTCTGCCAGCCCCTCCAGCGCTAACTTAATTGAAATCTTGTTATATATCGCTCCGTCAGGTGTTTTCTTACCCGCCCACTCTCTGCTCAACATAATGATGGCTTTCTTTAGCCCGTAGTATGTTATAGAGTTCATAACGTAAAAATAAGAGCTTTCGTCATTGCTCAACCATAGTGATACGTTCCAAGCGTTCCAACTTCTGTGTCCATTATATTTCTTCATTGGCTTTCCCCTTTGTTATAGTTATGTGGGGGAGTTCTATTTTAGCTCTGTGAACCCCCACCCCGAAACTTTGAGCGTTTGTCGTATTATACTAATTCAAGTGGTATTTTTTTTATGTTTCTACGCACTTAACGAATCAATATAATATATATATAGCAATCATTGCTAACACTGTCAACCCCTAAATTAAATAAAAATAAAAAAATATATCATATGACATAAAAAACTTTTTTCCTGCTGCGGCCGTACAGGTGCGAACAATTGTCTGGTTACAGGTCAGGACGGGGGTCTTACAGGTGGAACAATTGTTCGACCTGTGGATAAAAAGAATCAGGGAATAAATCCCCGATCCGATTTCCGAACAATTAAGATGCAACTAAATTGTTCGTAGATTTGCCAGTGTCAAGAAGTCTGTGTGTCCAGTCAATAACTTCGTCATTGACCATCGTCACGGCCCTCTCATCAATTCCACCGACATTCCACATAGATATTTCGCTGACTCTCTTGCCTTCTGCTCCTAAGTAATTAAGTCCGTTCTTATAGTTATATATTGTCGCTACTGTGCCATCTTCAAATCTGATTGACCATTGAGCATCTACTTTATTATCTTTGTGTGTTGTGCCGTCTGACTCGTATCTGTTTGGCTCTCCGAATATTTCTACAAGCTCATGATAAGTTGCTCCAACATTACCCTGAAGATGTATTCCACTTGTATCGCTTGTCTTAGTGAATTTAGTTCCTTGTATGCTATCTTGATAAACTGTATTCATTGGCTGAGTTCCTTGTGTTTGTTTAAGTTAATAATGTTATAGCAATCATTACAATACCTGTCAAACAAATAAATATTTTTTTTTATTTTTATTTTCTTGACATGATTAGCAACAGTTACTATATATAATTTATTAAGCATTTCCTTTGTTTGATTTAAAAAAAGTAAAAGAGTGGGTCTTGGTTTTCCCGCTCTTTTTTTTTGCGTTTCTTTCCAGGCAGCCGTGCCGAACAATTGTTCACCTGCAGCCAGCCATGCCAGGAGTATCACCTGCTGCGCTCGAACAATTGTCTGGTTTTTTACCTGGACGGGCCTGTGGCAGCCCGATCTGCCTGGAAGAAAGCTGGCCTTCAGGCGTTTTTACCGAACAATTGTTCATTCAGGACGGCTGCACAGCCAGGTAGATCCCGATTCTCGCTGCGTAACCAGGAGAACCTGTAGCTCCCCGAACAATTGTACGGTATATAATCCCCGCTGCAGTCCGATCCCGATCAGATCCAGGCGGATTACGCACCGAAGCCGAACAATTGCCACGATTACGCCCCGATGCAGCCCCGATCACCCCGATCCCGCTGCGTATACAGGAAAAAGCCCGAACAATTCCCCGACCGTTTGCCTACCACGTCTAAGTAATTACGCTATTTTATGGGTTTCACGCTAGTTTGCTCTATCACATCTGGGTCTTTATGGGTCGTTGTGGCTATTTTCATGCGTTTCTGGGCTATGTCTTGGAATTCCTGTAGTTTTGCCAGTATTTCTTCCCTTGTCAGACTGTCTGTGCGTTCATGTAGCACATGAGCTTTATTAACCAGTAATCCCGTAGCCTTTAATCGCAGTTCTTCCGCTCTAATTGCCTCACCAAATTTCCCCGATTCCCATGCTTCGTTACGCATCTTGAGTAAATCCCGAACCGACTTATCGATAGTGACTCCAAACTTCGTTCTCGCCTCGTCACGCATTTCTTGATAACGCTCTTGCACGACAGGATTACGCAACAACCTTACTGCGTCAACGCCAGGATTAGAATACCCCGCTGATCTCGCTGATGCGGTCTGCGTCATATCCTTGTGCATAAAGTTGTTCAAAAAATCTTGTTGTTTATCAGTCAGTCTTTTCCAACCAGCTAATCGTTGTTCCTTCGTTAAGTTCTCCGCTACTTTTGGCATCTTGTTTTATCTCCATTTCATTACTAGTTTACTAGGGGTAAGATGGGTGGTTTACTTACCACCCTCTTATACCCCCTTTAGGGGGGAAGTTCGGTAAGTAAAAAAGTAGGAGCAAAATCAATGACTTACAACCTAAAATTAACTTACCGTAGTAAGAAGTAACCTCCGTAAGTTGCTTCCAAAAACCGAACAATTTCAATGACTTAGCACTTACCGAACAAATCTACTTCCCGTGTATGTTGGTAAGTTGGTAAGTAAATCACTCATAAAGCACCACAATTTTGGGGTCATTTGTTCGTTTATAGAACGTGCCTAACTCCGTGCATATATAGCCTAAATGGGTCATCATATCTCTATGATTTAAGAAACATTCGGCACAGGAACTTATATCATATTCGCAGTCAAGCATATGATTAATTGGTGTATGCAGTTGTTGTGCGATTCCTTTCTCGACAGCGCAGCCAAGACAAATTGTTCGGTTATTCATATGCAGTTCCATACCAGCGACAATTTTTTCTTTACACATCGAACAATTCTTCGGTTTTTTCATTTTAAACCTCCTGGCTCACACTTATCGTTTTCATTTCTTTGTGTATGGTGGTGTAATCTCTCCTTTTAGCTATGATTTGCCACTTCTTAACGGCTTCATCATAGTTGTCAGCTTCTATATCAACCACATAATACTTTGTTTCCTTACAATGGATAACAAACTTTTCTTTTGGCAGTTTTCTCATATTACGCTCCACTAAAACATGATGCTTTGACCATGTGATCTATTGGCTCGTCACCATAATAGTCAAATATAGCTCCAATTACTAATTGTTCGCTTTTTTTAATGTCATCTTTACATTGACGCATATTGACGTATTCGACTTGGCTCTTATGAAACATACACTTTTGTTCGCCTCCGTCATGCCGATTACCTACTGACCATACGATACATATGGCAACTAACATCTCTATCATTATTTTTCCTCCTTAATTTCCCGAACAATTCTTCGCTTTTCGTGCTGGCGTTCTTTAACCTTTGCAGATTTTTTAAGAGATTTTTCCCAACCTCGACTTGTGCTATGAATTTTTTCCCGTTTAGCCATTAGCTTCCCCAGCCAATAAACCGAACAATTTTATTAAAAAAGCCACCCCGCTTGGGGGTAGCTCCATTTATATGTAGGACAAGATATTTACTATTAAGCAACGTCTCTCTCCTCGTCTCTATGACATGGATTCCACATGACTTGGATTTCCTCGATTTCAGCTTGCTCAACACCATAAGACCGTAAGGCTTTAGCCATGACACGATCCGCAGTTTCAGTCCACACAATCGCAGATAACATTGCCCAAATCCATGCTCCAATTTCTTTCTCCTTTGTCGTGTTATTACGAGATTGATTGTCTCCAAGTATATGCCCGATTTCGTGCAGGGCCGACACATAATAGCCCGTGTTTTTAGTCGGTCTAATGGTTATATGTCGCCTAGACGGAATAGCGGAATATCGAGGAATAGATTCTGCAAGCGATTGATAGCTTACAGTTATTTTTTCGACTGCACACAACTCTTGTATGTGCAATGCCATATCAATTCTTTTTACCATGATTGCACCCTTTCTAAATTCACTTCTTGTTGAAATTCATGTAGCAAATCTGTTGCATGATCGACATACATATCAAAACCAAATTTGATTTTTACTTTCTTTAGCACTTGCTCATTTGTGTAGTCAGCTAACTGCTCGCCTACGAACAATTCCACTTCAAGCAACTTATCAGATAATCTACTCATCTTTGATCTCCATTTTTGAATACATTGTTAAACCAAACTCGTAACCTTTTTTATAATAAGCAGATGAATTTTTAACATCATCTACAGTACCGTTTAAAAGAGCATCAGAAACACCATCTTTGAAGAAGTTTAAATAACCTCTTCTCTTTACGTCTATTGGACTATTCATTTTCTTGATCCCTTTTAT